CTTGATCAGTATCTCCCTTGCTTCCACCGGATTTGCGATTGGTTTGCTGACAGTAATCCTTTCCTGTCCCCACCCTCCTCCATTCTTGCACCTGTAATCGAAGTACAGAACATAGTGATAGAGATCACTGGACGGCTCGGGTAAAACGGACTCCTGCTTTCGTCGGAACAGTGTTGGTCGTTGATCCTGCATTTTTGAAATACTCCGGTTTTGCCCATTGGAGGAACTTATCCAGCTTCATGATGATCCACGGGTCCTCATGTTCGTTACGCCGGAAGGTGATGTACCTGTCCAGCTCCGGTTTCCTGTAGTAGTGAGCCAATCGCTCATACAGTCCCGACTGAAAGCAGACGCAGACATCCCTTCGATCCTTCTTGAAGATCAGGACTCCAAACTTAGTCTTGGCTGCCTTGGACTGCTCCAGGGTCTGATCAAGGAAATCATCAATGTCATAGCGGGTCCCATCTTTTCGAGCATCAATGCAATCCTGAACACTCCAGTCACCATAGCCCACCTTGAGTTCAAGACACAAGACAGCCGTGAGCGAGGAAGCCGCAGGACAGGTGGCTGTTATGTCTCCATAAGCCCCTTGAGTGACCTTGCCCTGCTTAGACCTGACCGTAGCCCTGCCCCCTGAAATGGAGGTACGCCAAAACCAGGAGTCATCAGCACCTTCCGAATACCACATTGATAGTGTCCTGCATATCTCCCTCTCGAAATTGGAGCCTTTAGCCATTGATCTTCTCCTTATCTTTCAGCGCGTCCTCGATTTCTCTCTCGGCCAGCAACCCCTTCAGCTTGGCGATCTCGGTGGTCAGATTGTCGCGCTGAACTTTCACACACCCGTAGGTGTCCTGGCCGCGACAAATTCTGTCCGCTTTGTCTCGGGCCATAGTCCAGCTCTCCCTCCCGCACTTCAGGCATGTGTTAGTTGCCATTGATCTTCTCCTCGATTTCTCTCACGATCTCCTGCAATGTAGTTTCTCCAAGAAGCAGTGTTTGCGGATCACTTTTGGAGGATAGAAACAATGACCCTTCGTAAATGATATCCCTCATGGTCTGGAGAGTTCTCGGGTTGACATTGATCATGATACTGATTTGCATTGCTTATCCCTTCTGTAAGAAACTCACCCACTCCTGCCATCTCTCACCGTGGAGAAATGAACTCAATCCATACTGCTGACATATCTCCTTCAACCCATACAGGTTCAAGCTGTCCTTGTCTATGCTTACAGTAGGAGTCTTATCCAAAGGCAGAGCCACCAGCTCCCGGTTCCTCTGCTGTATCTCCTTACCTTCAGGAGACTCGATCATAAGAAATGCCCTGGACTCCGGCTTCAACTCATGCCTCAGATACTTTGCGGCAGTCTTTTCAGCCACTCCCGGTATCCCCGGAACAGTGTCGGAAGTACATCCTCCAATCATCTTGACATCAATCCATTGAATGGGAGTGATACCATATTCTTTCCACAGCTCCGTCTTGTCGTACAGGAGCTTCTTGGCAGGATGCCATACCGTGCAGTAGTCCAATAGCTGATACATATCCTCGTCACCCGTCACGATCACCCATGACTGGAGACTGTTTCTCATGACCAGCCTTGCCATCAAGTCATCGGACTCGTATCCTGTCTGACAGTAACTGTTTCTGAATCCAATCTGCGGGAGGACATTGCACTTCAGCAACCGGAACTGGAGGAGGTCCTTCTGGAACTGCTCCTCATCTTCATCTGATCTCGGTTCTCTCAACTTGTAACCGGGATATATCTCCTTTCGTTTGTTCTTGCGACTGTCCCAGAAGAAAAGAAACTCCCTGGTATCAAACTGCCGGTGAAGCTGGAGAAGCTCCATCAGGAAGCCGAAGATGACTTTGGTATCCTGCCCCTCATGGGAGAGTTCCCGGTGAATGGCAAACCTTGCCCGATGGCAGATATAGTTGGAGTCTATGAGGAGAGTCTTGCTCATTGATATTTTGGCTCCCTTTTCAACCGAATCTCTTCTTCTATCTCCAACCATCGTTTGGAAACAAGTTCGACCATGCTACGCCGTACCTCCGGATACTCGTCAATGGAGGCTATCAGTGAGTCATAATCAATGGGTTTATCGTACCCCAGGATTGCGGCATCAATGATTTTCGGTCGGGTCCGCTTGCTGGTTTTCTTTGCCCTCTCCTCATCCTGTTTCTTTTTGTCCCCTTTAGGTGGAGACAGCAAACCCTCATCCAGCATGAAATCCACACAGGAACCAATGTCATCTATCCCGTAATCATTGTAGATGGTGAAGTCCACATTCCTGCGTTTGCCGCTGATCTTGTTCTTGGAGACCCTTGCGCGAGTGTGGACACCAATGTCCCGGTCATGGGCTTTGATATGATCCATCTTGTCCAGCCAAATCCGATGAGCACAGTAGAACTCCAGAGCTGATCCTCCACACACTGTCTTGGCAGGACTGAACATACCTCCATTGACATTATCCCGAGTCTGTGAAAGGACAATCAGAAGGGAGCCTGTCTTTTTGATCTTACGGACAATCTGCCGGAACATCCTCGACATGGCTTTAGCCTTGGACATACCATAGGAGCCCTTGCTCTTGGCTCCCTTCTCCTCAGCCTTGAACGTATCCTCAGTCTCTTTCAACTCCTCATGGGTGGTAAGAGAGTCCAGACTGTCCAAGATATAAACGAAAGGGACTTCCTTATCCAGCAACTTGTCAATGGTCATGTGAAACTGGAGGACAGTCTCGGAACCCATCGGTTCTCCATCTTCATCATAGTAAGGACTCAGCATCCTGTCGGCAAGCCGGTTCCCGAAGTGACGGCGGATGTCAATGGAGTTTCCCGCTTCCGGTTCATCGTTGTAAAATTCGTAATCATCCCATTTGATATCCTGACACATCTCGGCGCAGACTGTCAGAGCCTCCCATGTCTTCCCGGCTGAGGGATCTCCAATGATGTTGATGACCTTTCCTTTCCCGAAGGCTCCATTCGGGGTATTGGAACAGGCAAGATTGAGGAGAACAGAACCGGAAGGGATCAGATTGCCCATATCGAATGAACCAAGATCAGGCTCCAGTTCGGGAGAGGGTTCCTGCTGACGGGACTTAACCTGCCTGGCTATGTCCGTTACTTCGTCTTTCCGTTTGAAAGTCATTTTAACAATCCTTCCAATTCTCCTTTGTTTATCAAATTCTTCAGCATTTCATGTGCTCCAGACAGGGATACTCTATTGCCGCAGTTACTGCATTGCAGGACAATACAGGGGGCTCCCGGACAGGTCAGACTGACCCTTTCGATAATATGATTATGCTTTTCACAGTAACATCCAGGAATGTGGCATTGTGGATCTATAGGTTTCATAACATCCTTTTGAAAATGGTAAAGGGGAGATGCCGTTAGGAGTTGGGGTAGGGGGAGTGAGGAGGGCACCCCGTCGCGGCATCTCCCGGAATCAATTCAGTTTATGCTTTGCGCTTGAATCCTCCACGAGTTGGAGTCTTGGGTGTGGCTTTTGCCGCCAACAGGTCCTGCTGGTCCTTGCAATCATCCCATACTGCACATTCGGTGCATTCCTTCTGGGTATCGCAGTCCATACCATACTCATGCTCGGAAGGACACTCTCCATCAGTTACTTCACCTGCCGGTGGGGGCTCTTCCACAGGAGGGGGTTCCGGTGCTTTTCGTCCGGGTCGGGGGCTTCGGGCAGGGGGAGTTTCATCTGTCTGGGCAGCCGCTCCCGGTCTCCGCAATGATCGGCGCGGGGGAGGAGTATCCTCTGCCGGTGGGGGCTCTTCCACAGGAGGACTCGCTTTCCCGGGACGGGATGGTCGAGTCGGGGTTTGTGGTTTTGTGTCAAAAGTCCGAACGTCCCTGTTGGGAGGAGCTTCCGGTGGGGCATCATCTGAATCCAATCCAAGGAACATTTTCTGAATCTCCTCATAGGTCCGGCACACCAGCATGGCATCCAGATCGTAGGTGTCATTCAGGGTGTCCTCGGCATAGTCCTCTCTCGGGATGAAGTCGATGATTGTGGCTTTCGGGTAGGTTGTGGTCCCGCTGTTGGCTTTGGACATAGTGACCTTGAGAGTCGATCCTCCCACCAGTTCTGAGAACTGAGCTTTGTGCAGATCACCGGACCGGAGATGTTCCTCCAGCAGTGTACCGAAGTTCCAGAAGCTGATCTCCATGATCTGGATACCCAGTTTGGGTTGTCCCACATCATAGACATTGTAAAGCTCCCTTTCCTTGGCTTTGAGACCGTCTACAGTTTCCTTATCCGCATTCTCATCCTTCCGCAGACGAGCCCATTCCTCACAGATCGGGCAACGCTTGTCGAAGGTGGAAGGACACAGGATCTTTTCGTCCATTGGACCGATGTTGTTATGGACAAAGAAGGTCCTCTGATACCATGTCTCCCCTTTGTCTGCATTGGGATGGTTGTCCACCTTGACACGATAGGGGAGGATATCCAGTTCATGTTTCCCTACTTCCGGTTTGAACTTCTCCACACCTTCGGGATAAGCCACACAGCCGAAACTACCGTGGTTCTTCCGTCCTTCTGCACGTTTCTGCGCTCTTTCCGCCATTGTACTCATACTTCACTGTCCTTTCGGGGGTTTGTTGTCATTGTCGAATTCATGTTTGCTTCTGAAATAAGCCGATGTCCACAACCGGACGATGAGCTAGGATATAAATGGAAATACTACCATCGCAACGGCAAAGACAATCAACTTGGAGGTAAAACTCATGGATCACCTCCTCACTCTGAGCGGCGGGTGAGTTGGCGACCCTTCGCCTCCTTCACAACATCCGCCGCTTTCTTCCGCAATCCTGCCCGATCTGCTTCTTCTCCCAGGTTTCTTGGAGTGGAGGGAGTGGCAAAATAGGATGCAATCCCGAGTCGAACCAGATCCTGTAGACAATCCTTTCTCATTTCAAACGCCTTGACT